CCCCCCGCCACAACCTCAAATATGGCTTCATCAACATCTACTGCGGGGAATCCTCCACCCTGTCCTCGTGCTGCCGCCTGCGCTCGTCCATCTCGGATCTCGGCTACAGCAACACCTTCGGGGCGGGTTCCACCAAGATCGGCAGCCTCGGCGTCGTCACCCTGAACCTCCCCCGGCTGGCCCGGACATCGGAGGGCGGCGGCTTCCCCGCCTTCCTCGGCCTGCTGCGCCAGTCCACGGGGACGGCCTCGCGCATCAATCACGCCAAGCGCATGTTCATCAGGGATCGCATCGAACGCGGCTCCCTCCCGCTGTATTCGCTCGGGTTCATGGACCTTTCCCGCCAGTATTCCACCTGCGGCTTCACGGGGCTCCATGAGGCCCTGTCCATCCTCGGCTTCGACATGCTGACCGAAGAGGGCCTGCAAGCCGCCGAAGACGCGCTCACCGTGATCAACGAGACGAACGCCAAGCTCTCCAAGCTCCTCGGTACGCCGCACAACATGGAGCAGGTGCCCGCCGAATCCTCCGCCGTGAAGCTGGCGAAAAAGGACGCGCTCCTCGGCCTCAACCCCGAGGGCATCCCGCTCTACTCCAACCAGTTCCTCCCGCTGTGGGAAGAAGGGGCCGACCTCCTCGACCGCATCCGGGTGCAGGGCAGGCTCGACGGGCACTGCACGGGCGGGGCCATCTGCCACCTGAACGTCGCCACGGCGATCACGGACCCGGCTGTGATGGAAGCCCTCATCCACCACGCGGCGGCAAGCGGGGCCGTGTACTTCGCCGTGAACTACCAGATCAACCGCTGCGCGCAGGGCCACATGACCGTGGGCCGGAACGACGCCTGCCCCACCTGCGGCGCGCCCGTCATCGACACGTTCACCCGCGTCGTGGGCTTCCTCACCAACACCAAACACTGGAACAAGACCCGGCGCGAACACGACTGGCCGGAAAGGAAATTCGTATGAGAAGCTATCTTCCTATTATCAAATTCTTTGAGCGCCTTTTCTTTTCCGCCTTTGGATTCTGGCTGTTGCTGTTCCTTACCACTGATCTCAAAATCATGTCGTCCACTTTAGGAGGTTTTCTCGTTTGCCTCTTGATGTGGATTACCATTGGCAACGTATGGCGCTTCTTTTCCGATGAAGAGAAGGGGGGGATTGAATAGTATGGAAACACTCATGATGATCTTTTTCTGTCTCGTCTGCATCGGTAACATCTTCGCGCTCGGCTTCTGCTTCGTGACGCTCTACGTCATCGTCACAACCTTGCGGGTGCTCCGTGAAAAGATAAGCGACGCCTTGGATGAAACCCTACCTGACCATCTGGAAAGAAGGATGAAAGCCCATGTTGACCATCATCGGCTCACAACTGAACCCCGCCCATGACGCGCTGGAAATCTACGTCTCGGGATGCAGGCGCGGCTGCCCCGGCTGCCACAACCCCGAGGCGCAGGCGTTCGGCAAGGGCAAGTCCGCCCGGCTGTGGATGAACGAGAGCCGCTACAAATTCGCCACCGGGACCTTTTCCCGCGTGTGGCTGCTCGGCGGCGACCTCATGGATCAGGCCCCGCACGAGGCCCACGAATTCATCCGGGATCTCCGCAAGGCCATGAAGCCCGGCATGGAGCTGTGGCTGTGGACGGGGCACGGGCTCGACGACATCCCGCTGCGCCTCCGCTACGAATTCGACTGGATCAAGACCGGGGACTACCGCGAGGATCTGCCCTCCATCGACGTGGCCTACGACGGGCACGACGGCGAACCCCGCCCCCTCGTCCTCGCTTCCAGCAACCAGCAACTCCACAGGATCACCGAACCATGCCCCCATCCCGAAACCACCAGCAGCAACCATCCCTTGCTCATGAAGATGAAGCCCCTTCTCTCGGACGTCTTCCCGGCCTCACGCGGGAACTCGTGGAAGGGCTCGACGCCCTTGTCCCCGAACGCTGCCCCGGCCTGAAACAGCCCGAGCGCGAAATCTGGATGTACGCGGGCAAGCGGGAACTTGTCCGCAACCTGATCACCGTCTTGGAAAGGCAGGAACGTGAACGCACACGGAACCCCCATCTCGGCCTTATGCCGCGCCTTTCATAACGTCCCGTCCCATCCCCCCACGCTCACCGACGCGCACCTCGCCTTCCTCTGGCACCGCATCAGGGAACAGGGCCTCGACCGTTTCCTGTTTTACGACGGCGGGGTCAACAGCCTTGCCCGGTTCCGCGACATCGTGACCGCCGAGTCCGTATGGGCCTACGCGGGGTTCTCCCACACCACGGGGGAACCCCTCGCGCTGGCCCTGCTCGACCGCTTCCTCGGACGCACGGCCTACCTGCACTTCACCTTCTTCAAGGGCGAGGGCTTCGCGCGGCACCTTGAGATCGGGCGGGCCTTCATGGGCCTCATCTTCGAGAACGGCACCCTGTCCTGCCTCATGGCCCTGACGCCCGCCGCCTTCCGCCACTCGTGGAAGTTCGGGCTGGACCTCGGCTTCACGCGGCTCGGCACCATCCCCGGAGCCTGCGGCGTGCTCGACAGGAAGACGGGAACGATCCGCTACCGGGACGGGATGCTCATGAAACTCGACAACCCCAAACCCCAACCATAAAGGAGGCATCCCTTGGGAGGCATATTCGACAAACCAAGCAAACCCAAAGTCGTTGAAGCCCCGGCCCCCACCGTCGCGGCAACCCCTCCCCCGCCGGAGGAGACGGCGGAGGCCCCGGTCATCAACGAAGGCAACAAACGCAAGAACCAAGCGGACAGCAAGCGCAAGGGCACCTCCGCCCTGCGCATCGACCTGAACCTCGGCGGCGGCAACATGGGAGGCGCGGGTGGCACCAGCGGACTCAGCATTCCCCGATAACGGCCCCCTCCCGACCAAAGGCCCCGCCGAAACCCGCTACACCGAGCTTTCGCAGGACCGCGCCCCCTACCTCGACCGCGCCCGCCGCTGTGCCGAGCTGACCATCCCCTACCTCATCCCGCCCGACGATCTTGCGCAGGGGCAGGAACTCCCCTCCCTGTACCAGAGCGTCGGGGCCAACGGCGTGACGAACCTCGCCTCCAAGCTCCTCCTGACCATGCTCCCCCCGAACGAGCCGTGCTTCCGGCTGCGGGTGAACAATCTGGTCATGGAGCGGGAAGAGGAGGACGCGGACAAGGAGTTCCGCACCAAGATCGAAAAGGCCCTCTCGCGCATCGAACAGGCCGTGCTTGCCGACGTCGAAGCGTCCGGGGACCGCCCGGTGGTCGCGGAAGGCAACCAGCACCTCATCGTGGCGGGCAACGTCCTCTACCACGACGACCCCAAGAAGGGGCTGCGCCTGTTCCCGCTGTCCCGCTATGTGGTCGAACGCGACCCGATGGGCACGCCCGTGGAGATCATAGCCGAGGAAACCGTCAACCTCGACACGCTCCCGGAAGACGTCGCGGCACGGATACGGGAAGCCGCCGACACGCTCGGGCAGCCTTCCGTCAAGGGCGACGACCGCAAGGACGTGAACATCTACACCCACCTGAAACGCGGGCCGAAGAAATGGGCCGTGTATCAGGAGTGCCGAGGGGTGAAGCTCCCCGGCTCGGAAGGCTCCTACAAGCCCGACGCCTGCCCGTGGCTGCCCGTGCGCATGTACAGCATCGCCGGGGAGAACTACGGGCGGAGCTTCGTCGAACTCCAGCTCGGGGACCTCGGCAGCCTCGAAAGCCTGTGCCAGTCGCTCGTGGAAGGCAGCGCCGTGTCCGCCAAGGTGGTGGGCCTCGTGAACCCCAACGGCGTCACCGACCCCAAGGCCCTTGCCGAGTCCGCCAACGGCGACATGATCGAAGGGAACGCCGATGACGTGGCCTTCCTGCAAGTCCAGAAAGGGGCCGACTTTCAGGTCGTCGCCGCGCAGATCCAGCGGCTCGAACAGCGGCTCAAGACCGCCTTCCTCATGATGGACGGGGTGCGGAGGGATGCCGAGCGCGTGACCGCCGAGGAAATCCGCGTCATCGCGCAGGAACTCGAAACCGGGCTCGGCGGCGTCTATACCCTCATCAGCCAAGAATTCCAGCTCCCCTACATCGCCTCGCGCATGGCGACCATGACCCGGCAGAAGCGCATCCCCGAACTTCCCAAAGGCACGGTCACGCCCTCCATCGTCACGGGCTTCGAGGCCATCGGGCGCGGCAACGACAAGCAGAAGCTCCTTGAGTTCCTGAAAGCCGGGGCCGAGCTGATGGGCGAATCCTTCCTCGGCCTGCTCAACCCGCAGAACGCCGTCACCCGCCTCGCCTCGGCAATGGGCATCTCCACCGAGGGGCTCGTCAAGGACGAAGAGGAACTGGCGCAGGAACGGCAGGCCGCGCAGCAGCAGGCGCAGGGCCAGATGATGATGGAAAAGCTCGGCCCCGAAGCCCTCCGTCAGATCGGCGGCATGGCACAGGCCGGGAATGCCGAAGCCCTGCAAGGGATGCAGCAGGGCCTCCAGCAGCAGATGCAGCAGCAACAACCCTAACCTTTCCCCTACAGGAGATCACACATGGCGAACGTCAATTCCGCCGCCACCAACGGCAACAAGAAAGAACCCGGAGCCCCCGCCTCCGGCCTCACCCTGTCCAGCCCCGGCGAGGCCACACCCGCTTCCGCCGCCCCCGGCACCCCCATTCCCGTGGGGCCGTCCGGCAGGCTCGTCCGCATCGACAACTAACCCTCAACGCTACAAGGAAAACACCGCACATGGAAGACGCATCCGAAAACCTCACCGTCGAAGTCCCCGTCACCGAAACCGGGCCGGACGCCCCCGCCGCAACCGCCTCCCCCAAACGCTACGCCGGGGAGTTCGACACGGTGGAGGAGCTTGAGGCCAAGTATCAGGAACTGCTCAAAACAACGACTACCGCCGCGCCTTCGGGGGAACTGCCGGGCGACGGCGAGGGAGGTGATCCGAACAGCGACGATCCCGACGGTTCCCCGGCTGACGGCAAGGAGAAGGAATCCGCCTCCACCAGCCGCGACGACGCGGAAAAGGAACTCTCCGGCAAGGGCCTCGACATCAGCGAATTCGAGCAGGAGTTCGACGCCACGGGCGGCCTCTCCGAGGAAAGCTACGCAAAGCTCGAACAGGCGGGGCTCGGCAAGGCCGTGGTGGACAGCTACATCGCCGGGCGCACGGCCCTGCTCGAAGGCTTCATCAGCGACGTGAAAGGGCTTGCGGGCGGCGAGGACGGCTACAGGGCCATCACCGAATGGGCGGACAAGGGCGGCCTCACGGACGCCGAAAAGGAGTCGTACAACCGGGTCATGAACTCCGGGGACAAGGCGCTCATCAAACTCGCCGTATCCGGCCTCGTCGCCAAGTACCGGGAAGAGGAAGGCTCCACCCCCGAGCTGGTCACGGGAAAGGCCACCGCCTCCCGCCGCGCGGCGTCCGACACGTTCGAGTCCATGGAGCAGGTCGTCGCCGCCATGAAGGACCCCCGCTATGGTAAGGACCCTGCTTATACTCGCGCTGTGGAGCGCAAGGTGGCCCGGTCCCGCGTCTTTGGCGGCTGAGGCCCTGTGCTCTCTCGCCGCCTCCCCACAACAGCAGCAACAGGAGGAATGCGCCATCATCCCCTCTCTCGACACCCTGCTTGCCCATCCGATCACCGACGTGATCAAGACGGAATGGGAAGGCTTCTCCCCCACGCCCTACCTCTGCCCCGCCGGATACTGGACCATCGGCTACGGGCACCTCTGTGACAAGGACCACTCGCCAATCACCCGCGAACAGGGAGGCCAGTACCTTGCGGAAGACCTGTTGGACGCCCTGCGCGACGTGGAACGCCTCGCCCCCAACCTTAAGGACGAGCCCGACCACCGGGCCATCGCCTGCGCCTCGTGGATCATGAACCTCGGCAAAGGCAACTTCGCCTCCTCGACCATGCTGAAACGCATACGCGAGGGGAAGTGGGAAGCCGCCGCCAAAGAAATGAAGCGGTGGGACAAGGTGACGGTAGGCGGCAAAAAGAAACCCTTCCGCGCCCTCACCCGACGCCGCCTGACCGAAGCCCACCTTTTCCTCACCGGGGAAGTGAAAACCTTCCTCTAACCGCACAACAAGGAGGTATTCTTGGATTTTCTCAATCAGCTCAATCCTGAGGTCCTGTTCCCCGCACTGACCCTGTGCGCGTCGGGCCTCGCCAATCTGCTGGTCCTGCTCCTTCCCCTGCCGAAGGAGGGCGGCAGCATCCTTTATCGAGCCTTCCACACCTTCATCAACTGGGTGGCTTTGAACGTGGGCAAGGCGAAGAACGCCGTCACGTCCACGGATGTCGCCTCGTCGCGCCGGAATGAATAACCTGCTGACCCTGCTCGGCAACCTGTTCGTCTTCTTCGCCAGGCTGGTGTCCGACTACAGGCGCGACAAGGAAAAACACGATGCTGAAAACCGTATTGCTGCTGTCCGCGCTGACCCTGCTTCCGCTTGGCTGCGCAAGCTCGGCGGCACGGACAGACGTTTCCCTGCCTCCGGTTCCGACGACGCCCGGAGCGATCATCACCCCTGACGGCCTTATCTGCCTTCCGCCCGATGAAGCCGGAGCCCTGCTGCTTTGGATGGAATACGCGGAAAGCAACGGCAGTCTTTAATCCCTGACCTTTTAACCAAGGAGTTTCCTCCCCTCATGGCTGAAAACCTCACCCTCTCCCGTCCCGGCGCACAGAACCTCGGCTCCGATCCCGCGAAAATGTTCCGCGACGTGTTCACCGGGGAAGTCCTCACCGCCTTCGACGAACACAACATCATGAAGGACTGGCACAAGATGCGCACCATCACGCACGGCAAGTCCGCCTCCTTCGCCGTCATGGGCCGCGCCAACGCCCGCTACCACACCGCTGGCGAGGCCATCCTCGGCAGCAACAAGATCGCCGCGAACGAGCGCACCATCAACGTGGACAACCTGCTCATCGCGGACGTGGCGATCTACGACCTCGAAGACGCCATGAACCACTACGACGTGCGCCGCGAATACTCCAAGCAGCTCGGCGTGGCCCTCGCCAAACGCTTCGACGAGACGACCATGCGCGTCGCCGTGCTTGCGGCCCGCAGCTCCGGCATCATCGACGACGAACCCGGCGGCTCCGTCATCAAGGGCGGGGCGACCCTCGCCACCGACGGCGAACTGCTTGCCGAGGCCGTTTTCTCCTGCTCCCAGACCTTCGACGAGAAGGACGTGCCCGAACAGGAACGTTGCCTCATCCTGCGCCCGGCGCAGTTCTACCTGCTCAATCAGACCACCAAGGTGCTCAACCGCGACTGGCTCGGCGCGGGTTCGTACTCCGACGGCAAGCTCGACAAGATCGCGGGCATCAAGATCCTCATGTCCAACCACCTGCCCAAGGCCAACATCACCGCCGCCGTCGACGGCGAAAAGAACACCTACTACGGCGACTTCACCAACACCCTCGGCCTGTGTATGCAGTCCAACGCCATCGCCACGGTCAAGCTCAAGGACCTCACCGTCCAGCAGTCCGGGCACGACTTCAACATCGTGTACCAGTCCACGCTCATGGTGGCAAAATACGCGATGGGCCACGGCGTCCTGAACCCCTCCTACGCCATCGAACTCTCGACGGCTGCCAAGGCGTAACCCTTTATCAACGGGGGAGGGGCAACCCTTCCCCCTTCTTTATTATATAATGAATTGCACATAACGTGCCATCAACCGCTCAAGGGAGTCTCCCTCTCATGTCCACCACATCCCCCACCCCCACCACGGAACTCGAAGCCGTCAACATCATGCTGTCCGGCATCGGGGAGGCTCCCGTCAACAGTCTCTCCGAAGTCACGGCGGACGTTTCCCTCGCCCGGCACATCCTCAACGAAACCTCCCGCGAAGTGCAGCTTGAGGGCTTCCAATGGAACGTCGAGGACAACTACCCGCTCACCCCGGACATTCACGGCCTCATCAAGCTGCACCCCTCCATCGTCCGCGTCCATTTCCGCGAACCGACCGACCGGGAACTGACCATCCGGGGCAATCAGGTCTATGACCGGATCAACCACACCTTCACCTTCCCGCAAGGCACGGCGATCTTCTGCACCGTCACCCTGCTCCTGCCCTTCGAGCAGCTCCCCGAAGCCGCCCGCCGCTACACCACGCTCAAGGCCCTGCGGATCTTTCAGGAGCGCGTCGTGGGGTCGCAAGTCCTCAGCCAATACCAGCAGGCCGACGAAGCCCGCGCCCGCGTCCAGCTCATGGGCGAGGAACGCAGGCAGGACAGGCCCAACCTGCTCATGGGCACCTATCCGCCCGTCGGCACGTGGCGCGTCCGTGATGCCGTGATGCGCCGCAACAACACAACCCGGAGGCTCGGATTCTGATATGGGCAAGCTCGTCTCCTCCACCATCCCCAACCTCATCTCCGGGGTCAGCCAGCAGCCTTGGAACGTCCGCCTCCCCACGCAGGCCGAAGAGCAGGTGAACTGCCAGTCCAGCGTGACGGACTTCCTCAAGCGCCGCACCGCGACCCGGCACCTCGCCCGCATCCGGGATACCCCCGCCGCCAACGGCATCGCCAGCCACCACATCAACCGCGACGAGACGGAACAATACATCGTCACGGCGGACGCCAGCGGCATCAACGTCTTCGACCTTGAGGGCAACGCCAAAACCGTCTCCGTCACGGGAACGGGAGCCGCCTATCTCGCAGCGGCGACCGCCCCCAACCGGGACCTGCGTTTCCTGACCATCAACGACTACACCTTCGTCCTCAACCGCCGCGTCGCCGTCAAGACGCTCCCCGACCTTTCGCCCAAAAGACAGCCGGAAGCCATCGTCTTCATCAAACAGGCGTCCTACAACACGACCTACCAATTGACGCTGAACGGAAACGTCTACTCCACCCTCACCGCCGACGGATTGAGCGACACGGAGAAAGCCTCCCCACTCCCCGACGCGATAGGCATCTACAGATCGCTTCATGACGCCATACCTTCCGATTATGCCGAGCCCACAATAAGCCCGCTTGGTTTGGTGCTCACTGTCCCGGCAAGCGAGGTGAGCGGCATCAACATGACGAACACAGGCGCATCCGCAAACGTATGGGCAATAACTGGCGGCATAGCCCCCTACACCACATACGGCGTCGTCATCAGGGGACAGCAATACAGCATCACGACAGGATCGGGCGCGACGGAAGACACGCAGGTGGCGGACCCCCTCTCTTCAATGGACATCGCCAAATCCCTCGCAGCACAAATCCCGCAAAGCATCTTCTCCGTCCAGACCTCGAACTCCACCATCTGGATACGCAGGCACGACGGCGGGGACTTTACCGTCAAGGTGCAGGATTCCCGTTCCAACACCCATACCTCGGCCTGCAAGGGGAAAGTCCAGCGTTTCAGCGACCTGCCCACCGTGGCCCCGCGAGGCTTCGTCACGGAAATCATCGGGGACGCCAGCAGCTCCTTCGACAACTACTTCTGCGTGTTCGAGCCGTCCGACGCGGGCGACGCCTTCGGATCAGGCACATGGAAGGAAACCGTCAAACCCGGCATCCCCTGCAAGCTGGACCCGGCGACCCTGCCCCACGCCCTCATCCGGCAGGCCGACGGCACCTTCACCTTCGGCCCCCTTGAGTGGGGCGAACGCATCTGCGGCGACGAAGATTCGGCCCCCTTCCCATCCTTCGTGGGCCGGACCCTCAACGGCCTGTTCTTCTATCGCAACCGCCTGTCCTTCCTCTCCGGGGAGAACGTGGTCATGTCCGAGGTCGGGGAGTTCTTCAACTTCTTCCTGACCACCGTGACCACCCTCGTGGACAGCGACGTGGTGGATGTCGCCGCCTCGCACACCAAGTCGAGCATCCTCCACCATGCCGTGACCTTCTCGGGCGGGCTTCTCCTGTTCAGCGACCAGAGCCAGTTCGTGCTCGAACACGACACCGTGCTCTCAAACGCCACGGTCAGCATCAAGCCCGTCACCGAATTCGAGGCATCCATGAAGGCCGCCCCCGTGTCTTCCGGCAAGACGGTCTTCTTCGCCACGGACAAAGGGGAATGGGGAGGCGTGCGCGAATACATCACCCTGCCCGACAACTCGGACCAGAACGACGCCTCCGACATCACGGCGCACGTCCCGCGCTATGTCCGGGGCAACGTCAGCCGCCTCGAATGTTCGACGAACGAGGACATGCTGCTGGTCCTGTCCGAAGAGATGCGGACCAGCCTGTGGCTCTACAAATACTTTTGGAACGGCAGCGAAAAAATCCAGAGCGCGTGGAGCCGATGGGACATGTGCGGGGAAGTCCTTTCCGCCGCCATCCTCAACACGGGCGTCTATCTCATCATGCAGTACGGCGATGGGGTCTATCTGGAAAAGATGGACATCACGCCGGGGTACAAGGATGAAGGCGAAACCTTCGAGTACTGCCTCGACAGGAAGATCACCGAACGGGACGTCACGCTCGGGGCCTACGACGCCATCAACAAGACGACGGCGATCACCCTGCCCTACGACATCCCGGCGGGATACACGCCCGTGGTCGTCACACGGACAGGCGGGCCGGACGCCCCCGGCAACCTGCTGCGCCGGGTGGACGTGACCGGACCCCGGACAATCACCGTCGAAGGCCCGGACGCGCACGGCAGGAAACTCTTCATCGGCATCCCCTACGAGTCCTCCTACACCTTCTCCACCTTCGCCATACGCGAGGGGGACAGCAAGGGGAACGCCGTCACCACCGGACGCCTCCAGCTCAGGCGGCTTACCCTGAACTGCTCGAACACGGGATTCCTCCACATGTACGTCACGCCGAAGTTCCGGCCCACCAGCACCTATACCTTCACGGGCCGGGAACTCGGGCACGGCACCAACATCATCGGGGCGATCCCCCTCTACACAGGCACGATCAACTTCCCCATTCTCAGCCTGAACACACAGGTCGAAGTCAAAGTGGGGAGTGATTCGTTCCTTCCCTTCGCGCTCGTCAACGCCAGTTGGGAAGGCTTCTACAACACCAGAAACGCGAGGGTATAAACGCACTATGGGATTTGATCCAATGACTATGGCGGTGGCCTCCTTCGTGATCGGGGCGGCTTCGTCCGTCGCGTCGGGCGTGTCCGCCAGCCAGCAGGCAAAGGCCCAAGCGCAGTATCAGGAAGAGCAGGCCGCCGAATACGCCCGCGTCAACGAACTCAACAACAAGGCCGCTGCGCAGGAATACGTGGAGCAGTCCGCCGCCGAACGCATGGCGCAGATGCAGGAACAGGACAAGGCATCCCGCGACGCGCAGGAAGTCCAGAAGGAAGCCCTGCAAAAGAAAGGCGAAATGCTGGCCTCGACCAACGCCTCGGGGCTGGCTCTGGATTTCCTCATGGCGGACTACGAACGGCAGGAGGCGACACGCAAAGACATGATCCGTGAAAACTACGAGATGAGTTCCGCCAAATCCGATCTGAACGTCAACGCCTACAAGGACAGGGCGCAGAACCGGGTCAACGGGCAGCAGAATTACATCTCCCCCGGCTCCTCCTATTCGACGGGCATGAACGTGCTCGGAACGGCGCTCGGCATCGGAGGGGCGGGGGCCACGGCCTATGACCGCTACTGGACCGCCAAGAACAAACTCGACGGAGTGAAATGATCATGAGCACCGCACGAGAACGCGAAGCCAAAACCATCAAAAAAGATATAGGCGGAAACGCTTCCCTGACCCCCGCCATCAACGCCCAAGGGCTCAGTTCGTTCAGCTACGCCCGCCACGGAGAAGTCGGCTATGACCGTTACGCCGGAGCCCCTATGCGGCAAATCGCCGCCAGCCTGTCCAGCTTCGAGCCGAGCATCGCCCATGCCTACACCAAGATGCTGGACAGACGGATAGCCGAGGACAAATCCGCCGCCTCCCTGTTCGCCGTGGAAAACCCCGAGCTGACCAAGAATATGGAGGCGTGGCGTCAGGCGTCCGAGAAAGACGAGCGTATCCTCAACATGAACCCTTACGTCAAAAAGTACATCAAGCAGGAAATCCTCAAAACCTCGGCCCTCGGCTTCGACGCCGCGTTGAAGGATGCCTATGTCACCAGCGGCATGGTCAACGAAAGGGACCCTGAAAAGATCCTCAAATGGGGACAGGATTTCCGAAAGCAGTACACCGAACAGGCGGGCATCAAAGGTGAAGGCAAGGACATGGACCAGCTCGACATAGCCGAGCACTACACGGCCTACACCACCACTTCCCTCGACAACCTCCTCGGCAAGCACAACCGGGACATGGAAAGCCAGAACGCCAACCTGCTCGAACAGCAGATGTTCCAGAACATCTCCGACACCCTCGCCGGAAAGATGAACCCCCTCACGGGCGGTTACAACGTACACATCCCGGCTGAACGCCAAAGCTATGTAACGGATGCCGCTCAGGTCATCATGGGCAAGGCCGAGGAAATGAAGAAGCTCGGCTACTCGCAGGACCGCGTTCTTGGGATGCTCGGCAAGGCCGTGCTGATGGGCAACCACTCCGCAGCCGTAGCCGAAGGACTCGCCAAAAGCCTCACCATCAACATCAATGGAAAACCCGTGAGCCTCCTTTCGCAGCCGGGCATCGCCAAAGGCATCGAAGCCCTCAAAGACAAGGAAATCGAAAGGGCTTGGCAGGCCGAATCACGGTCGCACACCAGAGAAGAATGGGCGCGCCAACGGGCGATCCGCAATGCCATGTCAGCGGGGACGGCCTATGGTTCCCAAAACGACGACCTCACGCGGGAAACGGTCGTGGACAAGCTGCATCTCTGCACCGATGAAACCTATCCCGAGTTTGTCAGGAACGCACAGGCCGCCGCGCAGGGGCGTTATCTCAAGCCGGAGAACCAGATCGATCTCGGCAGGCTCAAATACGGCATCATCACGGGCACGGACGGATTGGCCGCCGTGGAGGAAGGCATACGGACGGGCCGCATCCCGCCGAGCGAAGCCTCCGTGTATCAGAATCTCGCCCTGTCCCAAAAGGCGGGAGAGAACATCAACCTGTCCTCCTCCATCCAAGACATCGGCAAGACCTTCCTTTCAGCCATCACCGGAGCTTCCGTGGAAGAAGCCGGAGCCATGTACATGGCCTACTCGACCGGACGCAAGGCTCCCGTCGGCGTCATTGCCGAGGCCATGAGCCAGCTTCCGGGCATCACCACCGAGTTCGAGAGCTTCATCAACGAGCAACGGGCCAAGAAAGGGAAAGACGACGCGGCCCTCACGCAATCCGAAATGCTCTTGTACAAGCAACAGTTCGTAGCGGAAAAACTCCCCACAATGATTGGCACCCTTAAGGAACGCTATGCAGCGGAAAAGGAAACATCTGTAAACAACAAGCAGTTCAATGATGTTGTCAAGGAAACCCTTGCCGGAGAACGCAGCAATCCTTTCGACGCGCTATCCAGCATGATGTCTAGCCCCTACAATGCCCCCTTCAAAAATTCGCTCACTGCCCTGAATACCCTCTTCCCCGATCAGATTCCCGAACAGGACTACAGGGGGATGCACAGCGTTCAAGACATGCTGGCCTATGCCCAAAGCCATACGCCGGGCGGCTTGTCGTGGCAGAACACCTTCTTCATCGCCGTGGGAGCAACACCGGATTCCCTCGGCGTCACCACAATACAGCAGGCCATCGACTATATTCCCAAGCACTTTGAACAGATGGGCTACAAGGTAAAACCCAGACCAGTCGTGCTCATCCCCAATGACGGAGGCCAGCAGAACCAATGAACAACACGATTGAAGTAACCCTCAACGGCTTGGAGGGCGGGGAAGAAGCCCTTTCCAGTATGCACGGGCTTGGCGAAGCCCCTCTCAATGCCACGGATGCCAACACCACGGCCCCCGCCGCCGTCGCCGAAAACGCTCCAGCCCCCTCCCCGGATACATCCCCAAAAGACGATGATCTTTCCTTCTTCGATTACGTCGGAGATGTGATCAAGGGCATCGCCAACGGCCCGGTGAACTCCGTCAACGAAACCATCGATCTTGCGGGAACCATCCTGAACGGCGGGGAGGAAGTCGACGTCGCCAAGGCCACCAAAGGCAGCGGCTGGCTCACGGACATGAGCAACTTTGGGGAGACGCAAACCTCGGCAGGGAAATTTGCCGAAGACATCTCCACGTTTGTGTCCGGCTTCGTTACCGGGGGGAAACTGCTTGAAGGCATAAAAGTGCTGCAAGGCGCAGGCAAGGGTGCCATAGCCGCCCGAGGTGCCGCCAAGAGCTTCTACTCCACCGTTACCTCGTTTGACGGGCACGAAGAAATGCTCTCGAATATGATTCAGGAACACCCGGCATTACAGAACGTGGTGACGGAAGCCCTTGCCGTAAGCAAGGACGACAACGAAATCGTGGGCCGCCTCAAGCATGGGCTGGAAGACCTCGGCATCGGTATGGCTCTTGAGGGGGCCATCTCCCTCTATGGAGGGTGGAGGCTGGCGCAGGCCACTAGCAAGAGCGCCAAGGAAAAAATCGTAGCCGAAACAGCCCGCCAACTGGAACAACTGCGCGGCGATAAAGAGATGCCCCATGATCTCGCCGCCGGGACAGCCGGTAAAAGCGAACCTCCCCTTCCTTCCGCAGCGGGAGGAAAAGAAACCACGCCTCCCGCCTCTGAGCATACGCTTCCTGAATCCCAAAACACCGATGCGCTCACGCCAGCCAAAGCGGAGGAACACCCGCTCAAGCCTTCCGAAGCCATCAAAGCCGACACTATCAAGGAACATATCCTTGATGTCGTCACGTCCACCAAGAGCAGAGAGGAAGTCGTTGAGAGCCTGTCCAAGGATTACAACATCCGCACGCATCTTATCCGTGATGAGAACGGCCTCCGCATCCTTGACGACATCAACGAGCAGATCTCCCCCGCAACCCTGAAAGGTCAGGGCGTGGAAACCTTCGATGCTGTGCTCAAGGACGCTGAACGGCTCAAGTATTACGGCATGGACAGAATCCAGAAGGTGGTCGAACTCGCCGCTTCCGGCGACATCCCTCTGAACAAGGCGAAACGGACCCTGACGCTCCTCAAGGACGGCACGGAGTTCTGTTCCCGTGAACTCTACAGGATCGCTGAAAAGATGGAGGTGAACCCGGCAGCCGTCTCCCCGCAGGAGATGCAGGACTTCGTATACCTAAAGGAAAATCTCGATAACCTGTATCTCGCCGAACGGAACCTGACCACGGAAGGCGGGCGGCTTTTGAGTTTCATGCGCAATGAGGGCGGCATATTCAGTGACGAAAAGATGTTCAAATGGTATGCCTCCCCCACAGGCGGCACCACGGAGCAAATCGCCAACGAACTTGCCAAGAAAGGCTATACCCCCGATACAATCAAGAAGATGGCCCGCGATATACGCCTGAACAAGGACAACCTCGGAGCCGTCGCGCAGGCGGCCCACAGCGTCAAACCCGGATCATGGTTCAACGTCTTCAACGAGTTCCGCATCAACAACATGCTGTCCGGCCCCTTCACGCTTGCCGCGAACGCGGCGACCAACGGCTTGAAAACCCTGCTCATGCCTGCCGAAAAGTACCTCGCGGGTACCATCATGCGGGATGACGCCGTGCAGCGCGAAGCCCTCGACACTTTCTCCGGCCTGTTTCGTTACTGGAACGACAGCTTCCGTCTGGCGAAAAAGGCGTGGAAGGTGGAGGACAACATCCTCGACCGCATGGGCGGCAAGATGGAAACCAATTCGGCGGCGATGACCTACGAGAACATACGCAACCTCATGCTCAAGGACGCCCCGAAAGGAGCCGAGCTGTCCCCCCTTCAAGAGAACATAGCCCGAGCAATGGGTCTGGTCGGCCCCTATCTCCGCATCCCCTCCCGGCTGCTGATGAGCACCGACGAGTTCTTCAAGCAGTTGAACTACCGATCTTCCCTCTCCGCCTCGCTCCTGCGGAAAGGCCGGGAAGCGGGCATCAAGGATGCCGGGGAGCTGGCCCGCTATGTCGAGGAGCAGCTTGCCCTCGCTTTCAAGAAAGACGGTTCCGCCATCCGGGGCCGCTATGCGGACGATGCCGTCAAGGACAGCATCCAGTACGCAAGGGAATCCACATGGACGCAGGATCTCGGACGGAACACGCTTGGCGGCGGCATCCAGAACCTTGCCAACACCCACCCCGTCCTCCGCATCGCCATACCCTTCATCAAGACGCCGACGAACCTGTTCCGCGACTTCGTGGCCCATACGCCCGGCGTCGCGCAGATGACCAAAACCTACCGGGAGGCGATCAAGGCGGGCGGGGAACAAGCCGCCCTCGCCCAATCCAAAATGGCGATGGGTGCCCTGATGTGGACCGGAGCCGTCATGATGGCGCACAGCGGGCAGATCACAGGTTCCCCTCCGAAGGACAACAAGCTCAGGCAAGCCCTTGAAGCCACAGGCTGGCAGCCCTACAGCATCAAGGTCGGGGACAAATACCTCTCCTACAGACGTCTCGATCCCGCAGGGATGTTCCTCGGCATTGCCGCAGACCTCGCCGTTGCGGGCCAGTATCTCAACAAAGACCAGTATGATGATGCCGTCTCTATGGCTGTAGCCGCCCTGTCGAACAACGTCACGTCAAAGACGTACATGCAGGGAATCAGCGAACTTATAGACTTCATCAATGATCCCAATGAAAAGGCCATCCAGTATTTCGGCAGGATGGGGGCTACCCTCGTCCCCTTCGCGTCGGCGGCCCGATTCGCGCGCCAGCAGGCCGACGATCCCATGCGCGAGATGCGAGACTTTATGGATTACACCATGAACACCATCCCCGGCTGGTCCTCAACCCTCCCCGCCCGGAGGAATTGGGTCACTGGAGATACCATCAACTACAACCTCATCCCCTCGAATGCCAACGACCCCGTGCTCGATGAACTGAACAGGATGGCGGAAGGCATTTATGGCCCGCCCGCCAAGAAACTACATGGCGTCGAGCTTTCCACGGCACAGTATTCCCGGCTCAACGAGCTGCACGGCACGACGACCATCGGCGGCAAAACGCTGCATGAGTCCCTAGGGGAATTGTTCGCCAGCCAGCAATACGACATCGACAGGAACACCATTGGAGATCCGCCCGACAAGGAACGCGGCCCCCGCGCCGTCGCTATCAACCGCATCATCCATGCATACCGACAGAAAGCGCAAGACGAACTGCTCAGCGAGGACGATAGCCTCCGCCATGAAGTGCGGAAATCCGACTACCAACGCCTCGCCTCCAAACGCGGGACCATGACGGAAAACAACCAACAGGAACTCTTGGATGCGCTTCTAACGTATTAACTCCCTCTCCCCGCCTCACACCCACCATACGGATGAACAGGCGACCTTCCGATCTCAATGATCACAGGAAGGCCGCCTTTTCATCATGAGCCATAACTTCAAACAAGGAGCATTTATGTCCTACAGTTACGTCACCTATACGGGCGACGGAACGACCCAAGACTATATCGTCCCCTTTCCCTACCTGAAAATCTCCGACGTCAAAGTCAGCCTTGACGAAGCGGAACAGAACGCCCTCGCCTACTCATGGCACACATCCGGTACCATACGCTTCGTCACGGCCCCGCCCAACGGGGCGTCTATCCGCATCCAACGCATCACGGACAAGGTGACGCCCGCCGTGGACTTCCGCGACGGCTCCACGCTCACCGAGGCCGACCTTGATCTCGCGGTGACGCAACTCCTCTACATCGCACAGGAAGCCTACGACGCCCTCGACGGGGAAACCGCCGTCGCCGCAAAGGACAAGGCTGAGAAAATCCTCAAGGAAGTCGAAGAGGTATTCGCCAAGACACAGATCGAGATCAACTACTTCCGCAAGATGTGGATCGACGTGCAGGAGTCCCCCACCGCGCCCGGTCGCGGCGAATATGATTTCACGTCCGGAAAGATGACCTTGTATGTCCCCGCTGGCCCCGTTGGGCCACAAGGTCCGATGGGACAGGAAGGGCCACAAGGTCTTCCCGGCGCACAGGGAGAGCAAGGGCCACGCGGCATACAGGGGCCGCAGGGCATCCAAGGCGAACGAGGCCCGGAAGGACAGCAGGGGCCGATGGGTCCGCAAGGCATCCAAGGGCCAAAAGGGGAGACTGGAGAGCGCGGCCCCCAAGGTCCGCAAGGCATCCAAGGGGCAACTGGCGCTCAAGGGCCTCGGGGCGAAACCGGACCTGTAGGCCCGATGGGACCGGAAGGGCCTCGCGGCATTCAAGGAGAGCGTGGTCCCCAAGGCCCCGAAGGTCCTAAAGGAGCGACTGGCGACAAAGGCCCCATCGGGGATTCTCCGCTGCCTCTCACATTCGGAAACTTCTCTGTCAATACAGATGGCTACTTGCAGTTTGAGTATAACGGAGGCCCTGTGGACAGCTCCATGTTCAACCTCAACCCGGAAACCGGAATATTGGAGGTCATTATAGCGTGAGCAACATCATGCAAATCGGCAAGGTCCGCCCCACCTATAAAGGCGAGTGGGATGCGGGGAAAGCTTATGAAACCTTGGATTGGGTCCTCTATCGGGGGATCGCCTATCAAGCGATTAAGGACGTACCCATAAACCGGGAACCTGATGTCGCCACCGACTATTGGGTCGCTACCGGAATGAAAGGCGATAAAGGCGACAAAGGAGAGACAGGAGAACGGGGACCTGCTGGCGTGGACGGCAAGGACGGGGCTCCCGGCATCCAAGGGCCTAAAGGCGACAAGGGAAATCAAGGCATCCAAGGACCTAAAGGAGATACAGGCGCAACGGGGCCACAAGGCCCGCAGGGGACCGCTCCGGAACATAAATGGGCTGGAACCAAACTGGCCTTCCAGAATCCTGACGGCTCATGGGCTGACCCCGTAAACCTCATTGGAGCGCAGGGGGTTCAAGGCCCCGAAGGTCCCATCGGCAAACAGGGCATCCAAGGCCCTGTTGGACCGCAAGGCCCCGCTGGACCACAGGGGGTGGCAGGCCCCAAAGGAACTTCGCTCAACCTGAAAGGCGCATGGGCCGCAAACGTCGCGTATGTCTGCACCACCGCGCAGATTGACGTGGTGACCTATAACGGAAGCTCCTACGCCTGCAAGAAAGGCCATACTTCCACCTCATCCATCCTGCCCACGAACACCACCTACTGGACACTGATCGCGCAGAAGGGAGCTACAGGCGCGACGGGGCCGCAAGGCTCACAGGGACCGCAAGGCATCCAAGGACCTAAAGGAGATACAGGCGCGACGGGGCCACAGGGTCCTAGAGGAGCCACAGGAGCTACTGGTGCAACAGGCCCGCAAGGACCGCAGGGACCGCAAGGGCCTGCGGGGAGCACGAGTTATCAAGCCGCCGCATGTAGTGGTGTTCACATAGGTAGTTCAAAGTGGACCCTGAATGAAACAACCTATCCTTTAATACCTTCGGGGGGAACATGGACATACATGACAAGTGAAAAGGGAATAGGGACTGTTGCTGGAGGTACAAAAGTATATGCATCTTCTGAACGTGAAGTAATGCTAGCTATTAAAATAGGATAGGTAATTTATGTATAATTATGGACAAATTATTCACCGTACATTTGATGACTCCTATGTCATCACAAAAAACGGACTTCCTTATCATGTTTACCCATATTCCGCCGAATATGCACAGGAGTGGGATGAAGTGGATGCCTACGCCGAAGCGCATCCAGAATGTGTGACCGAAGAAAAGCCTTATGTACCCACGCTAGAGGAACTGAAAACAGCGAAGAAGGCACGGATCGACGCGGAAACGTCCGCCGCCATCCTTGCCGGGTTCGACTATGCTGTGAACGGCGTGACCTACCATTTCAGCTACGCGCTTGATGATCAGCAGAACTTCTCCGACACGGCGAACGTCTGTCTGATGAGGCAGGCAGGGATGCCGGGCCTGCCCAACTCAGTGACGTGGAATGCCTACACTGTACCGGACAATGAGCTGGCGCGCCTGACATTCGACGCATCGGGCTTCCTCGCGCTCTACGCGGGCGGGGCCATGAAGCACAAGAACGAGACGCTGCAGCGCGGCGGGGAACGCAAGGCGGCGGTGGAGGCCGCGGCTACTGCGGAAGAGGTTGAAGCCGCATGACCTACGGAAAACACATCCTCATCGGCTTCGATCAATTCCTCAACACCCTGTTCATGGGCTGGCCTGACGAGACACTGAGCAGCCGATGCTGGCGGTGGGAACAGGCAGGCATCCGCGCATGGCCCCGTAAGCTTGTGGACACGCTGTTCTTTTGGCAGCCGAATCATTGCCGGAGTGCCTATGAAAGCGAACGCAAACGCCTCCAATACCCTCCTGAACTCAGAAACGCGGGAGGCTAAATGGCAACGCCCTGCGCCCATGAAGCTGACATTTCCCTCCTCAATACCGCCATCGTCGAAATCAAAGACACCCTCAAAGATCTGAAAGAACTCCTCCTCTCCAACGCCGTCCTCTCCGAGCAGGTTTCCCATTTCAAGGAAAACATCACAAGCATCGACATCCGCCTCCGAAAGCTGGAGCTGGATGTGGCGCAGGGGAAGGGGAACAGTCACTGGATGGAACGTATCTTATGGTTAATAATAACAATAATACTCAGTGGCATGATCGTGATTTCAAAACCTTAATTTGTAATCTTCATTTTAACAGTTGTTAGAATGAAATATTCTTCTTGAAAAAAATACCAATTGGTATTAAAAAAATACTAACAAAAAGGCAAGGAAGTGCGCCAACACTCCCTTGCCCCCGGCAACGGTAGGTTAATGAATATGAGCCTTCTTTTGTCGGATTAGATGGTTATCATCCTAAAAAGAGGACCCCGGAAGGCGTTGCCCCGCCGACCGGGGTCTGCCTTTACCGTCGTTTCAATAGCTTCTTAATCTCCCTGCCAATGTAGCGCAGGAAGTCCAAAATCAGACCACCAGCTACAAGGACAAGGACATCCTTTGCCATATCTTCTGGCATAGGCGGCCTCCTTTTGTGTTATCCGTCGCCTATGATTACAACAACAAAAGAAGGCTCCATTCATTCTAATATCGGATAATCAATCCTATGTCTATCACTACTATTCTCAATAATTCCAAGGATAATCGCGCATCCGAGTCCGCACTCGCGGAACTTCACGGCGTTGTGGCGAAGCTCCTTACGTCCCGTCTCCAGTCCGGCGATGCATCCACGGCGGACATCAACGCCGCGATCAAATTCCTCAAGGACAACGGCATCGACTGTGCCGGGTCCGCGAACCCCGACGTACAGGATCTTGTGGCGAACCTTCCGACCTTCGAGGATGTCTCGAAAGATGAAGTGAGCCTTCTTAACTAAAACCCACAAACACGCCCTGTTTAAAACCCGATCTTCGAGCGCATGACTCGTTGGTCGGGTTTTCTTTTACTCACCGGAAAACCGTCAGCCTGTGGGCTGTTTTTGGAGAAAAGCATCATGTCATGTAAAAAGCTCCCTCCCATCAATGTT